TGTAAAACAGAAATTGAATGAGCAGTTGCGAGAAACTAGAAAGTAATGGCGACAGCAGAAGGTATACTATCAACAGGAGCTGCGAGAGCGGCACCAAAGATCGCATCAAGTGTTGGGTCAAAAGCTTTAACACTAGGACTGGGCACCCCCGCTTTAATGTATGATGTCATGGCTGGAGACCTAGGAGAAAGAGACGCTCTTTATGGGTTTCATCCAGCAGAGCTGGGACCGGGACCAGAAAGGTTTGGACTTGAGGCAAACGACCCCATACCAGAAATGGGTGGCTACAGTTATGCAGAACTTATTAACGATCCTGATTATATAAATATGGCTAAAGAGTACGGAATACCTGTTCAAACTTTAATTGCAGAGTATTTGATGGACGAGCTTGTTATACCAAAAGAAGGTCCCGCAACTCCTTCTGCGTTCACTATGGAGGAGTTAAAAGAATATTATGGTGACACACCTTTCTTTCAAGAGTATAAAGAAAATGTACCTTTTGGTGATAAATTCTCAAGGGGGTTTGATAAAGTTTTGTCTGGAATAGGAAGTTTATTTAGTAAGGAGTAATTATGCCGATCGATAAAGATATGCCACTAACAGAGCAAATGAAATTTGATTTGGAGGCAGAAAATTTTTCACCTGAAGAAATAGAATTAATGGAGGGAGACCAACAGCTAGATGCTGATGGTGGCGCAACTATAACTTTTGGTGGACAGATGCAAGCGCCGCAAGGTCACTTTGCTAATTTAGCAGAGACGATGGATGATGGTGACTTGGCTGTAATTGTTGACGAACTATTAGAAGCATACGAAGGAGACAAGGAAGCTCGATCAGATTGGTCTTCTACTTATGCT